ATATTAAAACAATCTTTACAATAATTACATGTTACAAAACATATTAAGTATCATTACTGCAACAAATATGATAGTAGAAACATGTTATACATATCATGTATATAGACCATTATCATACATAGGAATAATATCGTATTTTGCTTATGATGCTATTTGTAATGATGTAAATTATGAATATATTATACATCATACCACGACTATATCAGGTATAATAATTTGTTATATTTGGCCATATCCAGATGAAGTATTTACTACAGTTGGTAGAGTAGAAATATCTACTATAATAATGAATGTAATACCATTTACTAATTCCAAATTTAAAACACCATTACAGCTTTTATTTTATATAACATTTGTTAAATATAGAATTTATGATTGGTACTATATGTTTCAAGAATATAAGCTTTTATATGTACATTATATTCCACTTATTATATTATACACATTAAATTTGTACTGGTTTACGCTTTTGACAAAAAAATTAGGAAAAATATTTTTGAAACCATATAATTTAAAACCGTTACAGCATCAAATTTGTTCCTATACAATGGCAATTAATAGTTGTATCACAGTATATACTGTATATCCTAATTATGTTTATGGTCAAATAACTTGTTGTTTTCTAGCATTAACTAGTTATCTTTATCATCAAGATATAAAAAATAATCATAATAGTATAACACCTAAAATACCTAAATGGATATTATATGATATTACAGCTATACATTTATTTGAAGTAAGTTATATGTATACTATATGTGATTATTGGTATATTTTGGCAACTGTACATATATTAAACATACTATATATTTATAATACTATACCAGATGATTATATAACTTCATCTATGCCATCGTTTCTATTAGATGCTATTGTAACTATATATATTAAACCGTCTATTGAAATATATACTATTTGTGTATTACAAATATGCGGACAATTTATACAACCTTTTTATGATTTAACATTTTCATATATTCATTTGTTAATTATATGGTATACGTATGTATGTATAACCAGTGTAGTTTTTAATTTATAAATTCTTTTTTAGTTCTTCCAGTTCATTCAACCACATTTGTCTTTCTGTAGTTGAAACGATCAATTCTTTATCTTTTGTTAATTGCGCCAATTCTCCTTCTAATTTTTTTACATTTTCATCTGAAACACTATCCATCGGCATTTTGATAAGATAATGATACGATCCATCTCTCTGCACTAATTCCATCGCCTCTAACATTTTTGTAATTTCATCTTGTTTCTTGTTCCGTAAATCAAGAGTTCCTTTCAATACTGCATGAATATATTTAACTTTGTGTGAAATTTCCAATAATTTAATATCTAATTCTTTCAACAAATATTGCTTACGAGTTGTATACAATTCTAGACGAAATTCTGCATATTCTTCAATAATTTCATACACATTTTTATATTTACGCAACTGATTCTTTGCATTAATTAAATGCATATTGGTTGTTGTAATGGATGTAGTGAGTTTCAAATCGGCTTCTATATTTTTACTTGGTGCTAAAAGTGTAACTACAATATGAATGTCAACATCTGTACTTTTATCCGTATAATCTTTGATCAGAGTTCCAATCGAATCTTCTAAGAATTGTTTATACGTATCTGTCCACATTCCAATCGGAAGTTCTGTAATTGTTACATTCAATTCTTTTACCGAATACACGCCACGTATGATATATTTTCCGTCACAATCTTCTTTTTCTTGATCGATCTTACCTTTAAAACCTCTATAGAATGGTTTGATATTTGTTTGGGTTGGTTCAAATAGCAACAAATGGCGAATATAATCAATCAAATCTACTGGATTATAGCAAGGAATTTTGGTACTAAATCCAGTACCAATACCATTACAACCATTTACCAAAATCATAGGAATAATAGGATAATACATTGCCGGTTCAATACTGGTTCCATCATCTACTAAGTATTCCAATACATTGTCATCTTCTTTACGAAAGAGGTATCGAGTACATTTACTAAGTTGGGTAAAGATATACCTTTCACTTGCGCTATCTTTTCCACCCTGTAGTCGTGTTCCAAATTGACCATTTGGTTTCAATAAATTAATATTATTTGATCCTACAAAGTTTTGAGCCATATTTACAATTGCACCATTCAAACTTGCTTCACCATGATGATATGCCGATTTTTCAGAAACGTATCCACTAAACTGGGCAACTTTGATTTCATTTGTAAGAGGTTTGAGTAATGCACAGTAAAAGATTTTACGTTGACTAATTTTAAATCCGTCCATTACATTTGGAATCGATCGATCACAATCATATTTTGAAAATTTAATCACTTCTTTGTTAATCAATTCGGTATACGAAATATTTTGTACGTCTGTATTCAAATGTTGCGGGGTATACTGTTCCAACCATGCTTTACGATCATTTGCTCTTTTTTTATTGAATACCATATCTAATTGACCAATACATTCATGTGTAGTAGTAAAATTTACAATCTTCTTATCTTTGAAATATTGTTTAAATTCATTTGCAGAACTTGTTCCTAATCCCTTGTAAAATTTTACATCAAAACCTTTTGGATTTGATTCTTTCCAAACTGTATATTGATATTCATTGTAAAAACATTGTTGTATTTTTCCTTTGGTTGCTTTAATAATGGGAGTATTCATGAATCCAATAAAATCGGGGTATTGTAGAAGAGTTGGCCATAAACAGGCAAATAAATTAATAATCAATGCCTTAATGTGACTTCCATCTAAATCTTGATCTGTCATAAACAATACATGTGCATATCGCAATTCATTAATATTATCTTTTGTATAATCTTTTCCATATTTCAAACCTAAAATAGTCATCAATTCTTTAATTTCTTTATTGTTACTGATTGTGGTTATCGATTCATCCCGAACATTGAGCAATTTACCTCGCAAAGGATATACGCCGAATTCATTACGATCTTCGGATGTAAATCCAGATAAGATTGCAGAGCGAGCTGAATCTCCTTCACATAAGATAAGGGTACATTTACCAGACTTTGCTGTACCAGCAAAATTGGCATCAATCAATTTTGGAATACCAACAATTTTTCTTACTTTACTTCCGTCACTTGACTTTTTCGCCGATGTCATTTCTTTACTTTTTGTAATGGTTAAAGCAAGTTCCATCAAACCTTTCTTAGCAACTTCTTCAACAAATTTATCAGATAATTCACAACTGGAACCAAACGATGAGCTCGGCGTATTCAAATAATCTTTTGTTTGACTATCAAAGCTTGGATTTTCAATAGAACACTGAATAAATAGCATGATGTGTTCTTTCAACGTAGTTGATTTTACATCTACCTTCTTTTTTTGTTTGATGTATAGTATAAGTTTTTTAAGTAACTGATTTAGAATGTAATTTACGTGAGTACCGCCTTTACCCGTATGAATACCGTTAACATAAGACATGGATACAAATTCTTCATTTGGGGAATTACATACAACAATTTCCCATCGTTCGCAACTAAAATGGGATCGAGGTATCTCTGTCTTAGATCCAACAAATAAATCTACATATTGAACAAGTGATTTTACAGGTACAATAGATCCGTTATAACTTACTTTTACAGATTTATCTGTAATTGATGCAATATCGTAAATACGGCGTTCAATTAAAGATAGCATGGTAGGTTCCAATCCGGCCAATTTAAGACGTGCATAATCTGGCCGAAATGTAATTGTCGTATACGATTTCTTTTTACACGGTTTAATAACTGGTTTATGTATTTTTTTCAAATTATCTTCAAATGATTGAGTGTACTTAAGTTGTCGTACAGAATCAACGCATTCAATACTTGCAAAAGTAGACCAAATAAATACAAGTTTAACTCCAAATCCATTTTTTCCTCCGACAATTCGTTTTTCTTCCGTATTGAAGTTTCTCGAAGTTCTTAATGTAGCAAATATAAGTTGAGGAATATACATTTTGTGTTCTGGATGTTCTGCAACATCGATTCCTTCACCATCGTTTGTAATTGTAATGGTTCCATTTTCAATTGTAATTTGAATATGAGTAACAGGATTTTCTCCAGATTTAGTACGAATGTGGTGATCATTTGCGTTGACAATTAATTCGTCAAATAATTTCAATAGTGCAGGATTGTATTGAATCGTTTGAGTTTGAATTTTTCCATCTTTAAATACCCAATTGTCTGTTTCTACATTTTCAACCGATCCAACATAAGTATCCGGGTTTAATAGTACGTGGTCATGCTCATTACGCATAACATATTGCGAAAGATCATTTGTTGCAGTAGCCATTATTATCTATTTTGGTATTATATTTAATTATCAATTTTTTTGTTTTTAGTTTTGCTTTTGCTTTTTCTTTTTACTTTTACTTTTTCTTTTGTTTTTTAGTTTGCTTTTGTTTTTTACTTTTGCTTTTGCTTTTGCTTTTTAGTTTACTTTTGCTTTTTAGTTTGCTTTTTCTTTTGTTTTTTACTTTTGCTTTTGCTTTTAGTTTTCTTTAATGGATTATAATTTAAAAACCATTCTTCGTATTCTTTACTCTTGAAATTTATTTTATTTCGTTTTTCTAATTTTATATCTCGAATGTCAGATAAAGTAACATGATTACCATAACATTCCATACTAAACCTTTTCAATAATCCACTTTGTTTTAATCTGTATCGTTGTTGTACATTGAATAACATTGTAGACAAACATAATAACCTGTTTATATCATAATATTCTCGATCTGCATACATAAATGCCATGTAAAAACTTAATAATGTATCAATGGTGCCTATTCTTACGGGTTCTTTATTTTTACCTAATTTTATTTCATTATAACTATGGCATGCAGTTGGTTTATAAACAAACGCAATGTACTCTTCATCAATTTGTATTGAATAATGTTCGCTAATTAATTCACCAATTTCCGGATATTTATTTATTTTTACTTTTAGTCCTTCTTTTTCTAATTTATTTTTTACGGTATCGCAAGTTTTTACAGGATCTTCAGATAACACATCAAAATCTGGCAAATCCTCTATTTTATGATTCGGCAAATATTGTGCATAAAGAGCATTTGCATATCCACCAATAAAAACAAGTTTTTCATCTATAAAACATTTTTTTACGATAGCAAATATTTTTTTTTGATCAAGTTGGGTTGTTTCCATTTTACGTTGAAATGATTTACACGGTTTTAATTTTAAAGGATAATATTTATTTAATAAAGTAAGACGTTTTAATACTTTTTCCCATCGTGAAACATCTCCCTTGGGTCTGGATAATTCCAAATACATACTTTGTCTCAAAAAATTTGCTGGGGCATACAATAATCCCTTGATACGAATAAGATCTTTTTGTAAACATTCAAATATTTCTGGATGCAGATAAGTTATATCAGCAATACCAAGATTATTTACAAATACTTTATAAGTTCCGTGGTGTACACCCGCCTTTGCTTCTACATTAGTAAATCCTTCTTTTACACATATGTCGGCCAGTTCTTTTGCATTATCTAATGCATCTTTACTAAAAAAATCATAATCGGGTAATTCATACCCATAATTATAAAATTGGTCACTTTCAGGTAATATATTATTGATTGCAGTGCCTCCATAAATAATTAATTTTTTTTGTTTAATAAATGATTCTACTAATTTTATAATTTTTTTTGTTTCAGAAGATTCTACTAATAATTTTCCCTGTTCTTTTTCAATCTTGTCTGCATTCATACGTAATATAGCTAACTCACATTCCTCAAATGATAAATTTTTAGAACATTCCATATTATATATATCTATTTTAACTGGATAACATAAGAATTTCCTACCTTTTTACATGATCCAATAATTTCTGGATTTACTTTATTTTTCTTAATATCTTCTGTGTTGTATACATTATTTTCATCTATGTAGTACATAATCCCTCTATATTCTTCTGCCCAAATTGTTTTTTCTTTGAAAACAGGTTCAGCCTGTTTCATGATTCCATGTGGAATACCTTTGGTATGTGTTCCGCAATATAAATGTCCATTTTTTTTACGACGCGTACATTGTTCTCCTTCATGTCCACTTCCTTTTGCACAACGTGCTTCGCAACGCGAATCATGTGGAACACAATTCTTTGCTCGTTTGCGTTTACTAAAATCAGATTTTGATATATCAACCAGTTTCATCGATTGAACCCAGTGTAGCAAATGATCTACATCCGTTTCTTCTTGTTTTACCTTATTTATTTCGGTAACTAATTGTTTCATAAACGTATCATTTTGCAATGAAATCTTATCTAAAATACGACGTTCCATTTTACATTAGAAGTATCTACAAAAGTAATATCAATTTTTAAAAAGAGTTAAAAAATAAAAGTTATTGGTATTATGAATTTACATGTTATGAAGGATAGAATTGAAATGATGCCCAAAAATTATCAGATTGAAATCGGAAAATTATTAATCAAACAATATGAATGCACACACAATGAAAATCAAAACGGTATTTTTATTAATTTATCCAATCTATCTCCAGAAATTACAAATAAACTTCAAAATTATATTGATTATGTCAACCTACAAGAATCACAAATTAATAAAACAGAACAGGAAAAGGACGAACTTAAAGATATGTTCTTTAATAAAGTATGAAGATATCAAAATTTGTTTTAAATAAAATAAATTTTGAAAATTATAAATTACGCGACAAATATTTAGATTGTTTCATGAATCTTACATCTATTACAAAAATAGATATTTTGGCGAATGCACCACGATCTATTGTTCAAGATATTGAATCCAACACTATTACATTGAATACGTTTGTACAATTATGTAAATGGAAAAAATGTAATGTATGGGTGTTAGATAAGTGTGTTTATCCTATTGGAACTTACCCGCCAACTCATATTATAGATAATAATGAAATTATTCCATGGGAAGGGCAAGAATATTTGGAATATTATCATGCAACTCATCCATTATATGCATTATCGCATTACAAATTGAAAGATCTTCAAGATATTGCAGCAAAATTAAACATTCCTATTTCAAAAACAAAAAAACAAATATATAGTGATATTCAATCAAATATCCTTTTTTAAAATTGATTAAATAATATTATATGTATATAGCATATAATGGATAAAATATTAGAATCGTATCTTAAAAATAAAAATACAGATTCGGTTAAATACGAATTTGAGTTACGGTTTAAACATTATTTTCCTGACAGAATCACCAGAAGTGATTATAATAATGTAATAGAATGGTTATTAATGTGTGGATTTAAAATTAAAGAACGTGTATCGTTATTACGTATATCAGTTGGTAAAAATATTCGATCTGAAATAGATGGTATTGATAATATTAAAAAATATTGTAATAATCCAACCATAGAAAATATGAAATATGTTGAAAAACAACAGGTAGTTGAACCGTTTACACACCCTTTATATAATGTACAATTTTCATTAAATTCAGAAACGGTAAAACCAACAGTTGAAACTATAACCGAAAAAAATACGTTTCGATTTATGAAACGATTACAATTGTATCATCCGGATCATCCCCATGTAGTTGTAGATTGTAGTATTGTAAAAATGTTAAGAGATAGTCCGACAAAAACAATGACCCAGGTATTTAATATGACACCCCAATATGAAATAGAAGCAGAAATTATAGAATTACTTGATAAAAAGTTGTTGGAAAAAGAAATAAAACCGGAAATATCATTTGTTATGACAAGTGTACTAAAAGGTCTACAGAGAACAAATTTTCCTATTTCATATAAAGAAATTACAGATGTACAAGAAGAATACAAACAACTTTTTCCGTCTGGAGAAAAAAGTAAAGATTTGAATTTTATAGGACCAAATACAGTTACATTACAAAAAGAAAATATTCCTATATTGAATGAAAATGATTTTATGGTAACAGATAAGGCCGATGGAGAACGTAAATTATTATTTATTTCAAAAACGTCCAAATTATATCTTATTCCAACTTCAGGTAGAGTTGAAAATATGAATTGTAAATTACAAGATCAAAAAGGGTTACCAAAAGGTCCAATGATATTAGATGGCGAACATGTATTTAAAGATTCTAAAAATAATTTTCATAACACTTTTTATGCATTTGATATTTATTATTTGGACATTGAACCAATGACAGAACAAAATAAAACCAATTTAGGTATTGATACAAACGATATACGAAAATATAATTTGACAACACGTCGAGAAGTTTTGATGCGAGTTGTAAATACAGTATTCTTGAATATTAATTTACTCGATCAAAAATACGGAGTACAATACAAACGGTTTTTACCATACTCTGCAGGAAATTGTAGGCTATTATATGAAACTCCAACACCATATCACAAAGACGGTCTCATTTTAACACCGGTTCATTATGGAGTTGGACAAAATAAACCAGATACACCTATTTTAAATAGAAGAACTACGTGGGATTTAAATTTTAAATGGAAACCACCTGAAGAAAATACAATTGATTTTTACGTAGATATTGATGATAAGATTAAAAAAACAATAACAGGTAGAGAATACAAAACAATTACATTGAAGTCCTCTTATAGTGCATATGCAAACCGACTTGTATCCGATTATACTGTTTGTCCTTCCGTATCTGTTTATCAAAATTTTGATATTAATTCGAATGGTAAAAAGCGTATACCATTTATAGGAGGACGACCCTATGACGTTTCTGCATACATATGTAATTGTTACACAAATGAAGAAGGAAATATCTGTACAATTAGTGAAGGACATCCAGTAGAAGTCATTGAAAACGGATCAATTGTAGAGTTTAAATATGATATGGTAAAAGAAAAGGGATGGAGATGGGCGCCAATACGCGTTCGATGGGATAAAACAGATCCAAATGCATATACTACTGCAGTAAAGAATTGGATAAGTATACACAATCCAGTAACATATGATATGTTAGTTTTACCCGAAAGTGTAGATAAAGAAAAAGAAGATTCACTTCGACCTAATCAGTTAAATAGTGAATATTATACATTGAAAGAAAAAGAAGATAAAAATAAGAACAAACTGATAAGAGATTTTCACAATGACGTGAAACGAATGTTAATCGGTAAAATTGCAGAACAAGTTAAAACAAAACATAGAAGAAATCCAATGTTGATTGATTTTGCTTCGGGTAAGGGTGGAGATATTCAAAAATGGGATGAAGCAAAATGTGCATTTGTACTTGGTATTGATATTAATAATGATAATTTACATAACGAAACAGATGGAGCATTTCTTCGTGTAGTTCGTAGAAAAATGGACAAGGTTAAGAATAGACAACAAGAAGGAACACCTATGTTATTTGTAGAAGGAAGTAGTAGTTTAATGATTAAAAATGGAGAAGCAATAAAACATGATTATGAAAACAAAATCGTACAATATTTGTTTGGGATGGAAACAACATATCCACCAATGTTGTCGGAACAATCCAAAATACCTTATGGATTGTGTAGTAACGGGTTTGATATTGGAAGTATACAATTCGCATTACATTATATGTTTGATTCTGAAGAATCTGTAACAAAATTTGTTTATAATTTAATGGATTGTATTCAATTAGGCGGTTATTTCTGTGCAACTTGTTTTGACGGAGATAGTATCGTAGAATTACTCAAAAATATCAAAAAGGGTGAAGCAATGTCTACTGCACATGATGATAATGGTACATTTAAATTATCTACTACTATAGACAAATCAATAACTCCCTTTTCAAATATACAAAAACAATATGAAAATTCAGAAGTGAATGCACGAGACCCTACCAAATTCATTAACTTGTCTATTGGTGTGAAACAAGAAACGTTAAATAAAGACAAATTTCTAAAAGAATTTTTAGTCTTTTCGGATTATTTTATACAACTAATGTCCAAACATGGGTTTGAATTAGCAACACATATCAAAGAATTTCCTGATGGTAGTGGTCTATTTAAATCGTTAGATAGTAAATATAAAAATATGTCAGGTGATCCAAATCAAGAAGCCATATCCTTTTTGAATCGTTACTATATTTTTCAAAAACGGAAAAATATACCCTTTCGTGTAACAAAGGTATATGACACGGAAAATAAAAAACATTTTAAAGTAATTGTAAATTAGTTAAATATGTTTTTCGTATAACTATTATATGATTTATGCATTACCCAAAGTAAATATATCATATAAAGAAGGTGTTAGTCCTTATTTTACTCCATGTAATTCATTACAATATTATTTAACTACATTTCAGACAACTGCAGAAGTAGAGGATAAAATTATAACATTAAGTAAATATAAACCTAAATCTGATTCTTTTTTTGTTATGTTAGAATTATTACATACAAATCGTATTCCAGATACTACAGAAATTACTTGTGTTGGTAGTAGCGCTTGTATAGAAGCTTTTGAGTGGATCAAAAAAAATATATCCTTTAAATTACGTGTAAAGTCGACACAGTTAATTATAGGAGATATTGATGATTTTAAAGAACAAGTATTATACGTTTTGAATCATCAAATTTCAGGCGGAATGTGTTTTCTTCGCATTACAGATACAACACAACATTCTACTATACAATTGATCTATTTATTATGTGCTTGTTATGATAATGTACACATTTGTAAACCGAGAGCAATTAGTAATAGTAGTTTGGTAAAATATATTGTATGTACACAATTTAAAAAAATAGTTCAAATAGACAATTATGATAAATTAGTCATACCTTATTATTTTATAACGAAAATAAATGAATTGAACGCAATGTATGGGCAAATACAATTTGAACATTTACAATATAATGATGATTCTAAAGAAAAATGGATTCATTGGTGTACAGAATTTTCAATTCCAATTTAGGAAAAATATATTGTATATTTATGGATTATAGAATTGTAGGCACTTTAATAAACATGATTCTTTTCGTTATTTTTGCATCTTCCCCTGTTTTTAAATACGTTAAGAAAATGGGTATACGCGACGACGACCAATCTTTAATTCTTCGTTCATTGATAGTTGGTGTAGCAACTTATTTAAGCACGTTATTATATTAAATTAAGTAATTTAAAGAAATAAAGTATAATTTAATCATGTCCAATTCGGTAAATCGCATCAAGGTAATTTAGCGATAGAAGGTTCAACTCCTTTTTTGGACATCACTCGTGATAGCTCAGATGGTAGAGCGACGGACTGTAAATCCGTAGGCCAAGGGTTCAAATCCCTTTCATGAGAAGTTTGAAATATAAATCAATAATATAAATAAGTAATATGGATCCAACCATTACTTATTTATTCAATCCGAAGAGAAGTACTACACTGCGTCCTATACAAGAATTTGATGAAAGTTATAAACAACGTATTATAGATTTAACTATTGCAATGTTTGAAAAAAATACAGTTCATGTTGATTCGTTTCAAATGTATGTGTCTGATTGTATTCGGTTTCTAAAAAAACAGGAATTAGAAAAGGATAAAGAAAAAGAAAAAGATTCAGAAATTGAGCCGATTAATGGAGATCAGTTTATTTTTGTTCCTAAAAAAATAGATATTCTTATTAAGAAAAAACAAAAAAATATGTTTTTAATACATGGTAAACCCTGAAGTATGTTCTCCTCTTACTAAAAAGAATAAACGGTATTCGTGTTATTCAAGTAAACAGCTTACTGCATTAAAACGCAAATATAACATGACACGTCGCGAGAAAATAAAATCATCCAATCCTGTAAAGATTTGGCAGGAATTAGATAAAAATATTCAAAATTGTAATACAGAATCTTGCTGGGCAAAAGAATTAGACGTACCTGTAAAAGATGTGTTTGCTCCCAAATGTCCAGACAGTTGGAAAAATAATAAAAACGAATGGTTATCCAGTACAGACATTACTGCAGTATTGCGTCAATATGAAAAAGCTTACCCTGAATTTAAATATATTGGTCCATCGCCGTCTGATTATTATTTCAAAGAATATGGGAAATGTGTTTGGCCAGAATTATGTGCATTCAATGTAAATAATACCAAACACAAATATATTGGTATTGTGTTTAATTTAGACACGCATAATGGTTCTGGAACCCATTGGGTTTCTCTTTTTGTTAATATGCCCAAAAAAACAGTTTATTATTTTGATTCTACTGGTGAAAAAATTCATGAAAATATTCAACATTTAGTTGATCAAATTCAAGGCCAAAATTCAAAATTCAAATTCTTTCAAAATTATCCTTCGGAACATCAATTTGAAAATACAGAATGTGGAATGTATACATTATTTTTCCTTGTCACTATGTTAACTACTCGTAATTATAATTTCTTTAATGGTAAACAACGATTTCCAGATAAAGCAATGGAAAAATTAAGAAAAAAATATTTTAATTCGTAATAAAGATCTATCTTCTAATAGTGTATATGAATACAAATGAAAATAAACGAATGTTATGGGATCTTGTTTGTGAAATGAATTTATTTAGACCCGG